GTATGGCTTTATTTCACTTTCATCAGCACGTAAAATATGATCTTTCTTTAAATTTATATCAGTTAGATATTCACCCAATTTAGCCATCTTTCAACTCTTGTTCTGGATCTGGAATTTGGAACACTTCATCATAAGTTTGATCGCTGTGTCTAACATTCAACATTTTCTTTAACTCGGCTTCAATAACTTCTTTTGGTGCCGCTCCTTCTCTAATAGTCATTTCACCTTCTTTCATATAAAAGTATCCAAGCGGCACTCTTAATGGTGGAAATGGATTATCATTTTCATCATCACTTACAATTTTATAGAATGCGATTGTATCACTAAACTTCTCTTCTGACAAGGGTTCAATTATATTATCTAGAACGTGCTTACACGCACCACAAGTAGAATTTACAAAATAAATACACACCATCTTATCTTCTAAATCAGCAATCTTTTCTAATGCTTCTTTATATGTAATCTTCTCAATCATTTAAATTCACTCTCCATCATAATCTCAGTTAAACAAGATACAAGATTAATCTCTTGATCTGCCGCGAATGCCGATTTATATTGATAGTCGGCTAAAATCAAAACTGTCTGTGGAATACTCTCTGGTTTCAAGAAGTCATACATTCCATCATAGATCTTGCGAATAATACTCAAAGGGTCATTATCAATATTCAATGCTACCCATTTACGCATTTCAGTAAACTGCTTATTTTTTAGAAATCCAATAAGAGAATCAATATTAGCATTTGAGATCTGAGATAGTACACCAGCATCAATAATACCAGATGCAGAGTGGCGCTGTAACTCATTTAACATTCTACGATAATCAGGGAAATGCTTCTTGATCATTTCAGCTAGAATAGCTTTATTCTCAATCTGAACATCTTCGGTATCAAGAATACTTATAAGTCTATTCATAAACTGACCCATAAGTGATGGTTGATCTTTCTTAGATACTTGAAAGTCTACAACACTGGTACGAGAGTGTATAGGATCAATTAGACGGTTCTTAAAATTGCACGTAAGGATGAACCTACAATTGGCGCTAAACTCTTCTATAAAGCCACGTAGGGCGGGTTGTGTGCTGTTTGGATTCAGATAGTCTGCCTCATCCAAAATAACAACTTTCAAGCCACCAGATAGACTCACTGTTGAAGCAAAGTTTTTAATCTTATTACGTAATACATCAATACCAGATTCTTCCGATCCATTGATCAGCATATAATCAGCATCAAGTTCATTACATAATGCTCTTGCTACTGTAGTCTTACCTGACCCCGCTGAACCTGCCAATAGAAGATTTGGTATCTCTTTATTGTCAACAAACTCTTGAAAAGTACTTTTGATCTCATCAGGAAGAATACATTCAGCAATAGTAGTTGGGCGATACTTCTCAACCCATAAAAATTGCTCTCTCATTCTCTATCACTCCTCAAATGTTGAATCTGGCTCTAGAGCAATCCAATATTCCAACTGCTCATTCTTATTAGTAAAGTGACTAATAAAACGGGAAGAGATATCAATATCATAATCACCAGCCAACATCTTCATATTCTCAACTTTAAAGAAGAATTTGAATGTAGCACCATTAGCACCAATGAGGCCTGATAGAGTGCGTGAGTAAGTGTTACTTGTTGGAGAATTCTTATCTAGAACTTCAGCAATAATAGCATCACCATCAGATCTAATACAGAAGTCAGGTAGCATATAAACAGCACCAGCCTTCATTAGCTTATCATAATTAGCATTAGATAGAGTAACAGATACCTCTGCTGGAGGCATCTTAATATCCTTCTCAGGCTTCACAATGATAGACTCATCAGCAAAGTAGTAACGAGTCTTACCGGCACCATTCGATTCAGTAATAGTCATATACTGATCTTCAAATTCAATATTCGGTTCATTGAATAGTGAAATACCACTTAGAAATTCTTTAAGATCGTAGATACAGAAATCCTGTGGAAACGAATCTCCAACAGTTGCCGTGGCAAGAATATTCTTTTGTACCGAGATTGTCTTAATAGTATCACCCTGCTTCTGAGCAATACTTTGGTTAATCCCAGAAAAATTCTCTAGGATATCAATAGTCTTTTTATCAATTTTCATTTCACATTTTCTCCATTTTCAATTCCAAGCATAAGTATAACATAATGTAAGATTTTAAGCAAGTCTTTTCGATTCTTTCCGGCTTTCTGTCCATAACGCATTAGATACTTAATGGCATTATCTCTACAGGTTGTATCAGCATTACCTAGAGCAATAAACACATCTAACGTTTGAAGTCCCTCACCTTTCACATAATGTTGTCCATAGGTAGAGTCAATATATTCTCTCAACTCATCCATAACCATTCCTTCGTTATACTTATAATCAATCACACTCATTTTCACCTCTTATATTTTAAAAAAGATGGGGCTTTTACACCCCATCAACACACTCAACAAACAACTTTAGAAGTTGATAACATTCTCTTGCTTGGCTTCTTCGATAGTATCTTCAACTTGAGAAGTTGGAATAGCATCACTCTCAGCATCAATCTTCTCATAAAGATCACGGAATGAAGATTTAGTATCATCATCAAAACGCTCAGTACCCATCTTAATTGCCTTATCTTTATTCTTGAAGATTGAATAAGTCTTGACAATATCAACAAGACGGCGAGTGGAGATTACCTCATCAATTCCACCATCTTCGAAAGTCTTACGAATGATATATCCCCAGCGGACAAGATTCTTAACAAAAGAACTTTCCTTCTCTCCAGAATTCTCGACAAGAGATCCCATAACGGCAGTAAGAATTTTCTTCTCATTGGCTTCGGTTGGATACTCTTGATGGAGAGTAGCAGGGAAACGATCAAGGAATGCCTCATTCAAAATGTTAGTACCAACGAAACGACCATCATCAGATCCCTTACCCTTGGTATTCGCAGTAGCAATAACAGTGAATCCTGGAGCGGGCATTACTTGTTCATTAATCTTTTTCAAGAACACTCCCTGACCTTCAAGAACACTCTGAAGAGTCATAACTTTATGAGAAGCCAGATCAATCTCATCAAGTAGAAGAACCGCACCACGGCGCATTGCTTCAACTACTGGACCATCTTGCCACACAGTCTCACCATTCACAAGACGGAAACCACCAATCAGATCATCTTCGTCAGTCTCAATAGTGAAGTTTACTCGAATCAATTCACGATTCAAATTGGCACACGCTTGGCGAATACCCATTGTTTTACCATTACCAGAGAGACCAGTAATGAATACGGGATAGAAGTGGCGAGACTTGATCACCATTTCAAGATCACGATAATTACCCCATTTAATAAAAGTGGGATCTTTTGGTGGAATATAAGAGACAGTAGAACTAGCGGTTTTCTGAATAGAACCAACACTCGCTTGAACGGCCTCAGTGATTTTCTCTTCCACTTTCTTTACACTCTCATCTACTTTAGCGGGAATCTTAAACAATCCTCGACCAATCTTATTTGCTGGATCTTTCTTAATTTCACCAGGAACCATATAACCATACTTCTCAGCAATAGTTTTCATTTGCTTTCGAGTCACTTCCAGAGTCCCGAAGGTCTCCATAGAAGCAATACCGAAAGTTTGGGAATCAACACGAATAGACATAATATATACCTCACTTATTCATAATATAAAAAACAACTCAATCAACAATACGTATTATACGTGGATTTGGATCAATGTCAAGGCTTTTTTTGGATTAAGATCCAAATTAGGCAACCATATCAACAAAACGTGAAAGAAGAACCTTGTTTACTCGCTTGCTCTTGGAGAACTTGCGGAAGGCAGTGGTCATTGCTCCACGCTTGGCAGTCGGATCAATCTCCAACTCATTAGCATCAGTATCCAGCGCCTTTCCACCCTTGATTAGATAGAAGTCGGAATATCCAGTACCATCGGCGGTAGTGAATCCGTGCTGACGCATTTCCTTTCGGCCAGAATCAATAGAGTCCCAAGACTTCCAACGCTGCATTGCCTTTAGGTTTGGAAGAATGAAGAATCCAATCGCCTCGGCTCCAGTACGTTCACGAAGGAACATTAATAAAGTATCAGTAAGTTCAGTAAGTTTCCACTCATCCATCTTACGGGTAATTTTAGTAATTGGATCTCGGAGATAAATATCCTTGCGATAGAAACTCTCTTCTTTATAAGAACCCTCTTTATTAGGGTTATAGTAACTGCGATTTCCATCACTATCACCATCAGTCAAGAAAATAGTATGAATCTTATCAGCACCAGTTTCACCCTTGAATCGCTCAACTTGATCAATCGCTGTAAAGATTGCTTCATTTAGAGGAGTAGATCCTAGACCATAACCATTTGGTGCGTAAATATAATCATAGTATGATAGACTTGATAGAGTTACGTTACCAAGAGCAATACCAGTATAATAAAAGTACTTACACATTGTATTGAACTGCTTGGTATTCATTCGGTGGTGAAAGAACTGAATCAGGTTAAAGTTACGACCGATAAACGCTGGTTCATTAAATTCACTATAGTTCCAAGGAGATTCTCCTAGTCCAGTTTGATTCGAGAAAGCATAAACTTCAAATGGGATACCAACTTTACGGGCAAACATTACAAGATTCAAAGTCTGCTTGATTGTTCCAAAAATGTTATCGGACATTGAACCGGACCAGTCAACATACATTAGAAGTCCGTGATTCTTACCATCACGAATGGTCTCCATTCGGCGGAAGATATCATCAGTCACTTTGTAGGCGTGCATCTTATTAGTATCAAGAACACCAGACTTTGAAATACTGGTACGCTGATGGGCATCAGCCGCTTTCTTCATTTCAAACTCTTTTACAAGATAGTTCACAGTCGGAACAGATTCTTTTTTGAACTGGTTGAATGAAGTCAACATTGCAGTTTTAGTTGATTCACTAATAGTATTACCATCATAATGACTATGTAAATCACTCAAAACATTCTTGAATGGGATAACAACTTTTGACTCTTTTGTTGGTTGAATAGAGAGATAAACACTTTCACGATCATAATCCTCATTGTTCATATTCT